ATCTTTAAGTGACCCCCCATTAGATAAATATTCCATAAGTTCTTCTGAATAAAAACCCATTTCTTTTGCATCTTGTTCAAAATATTTATTTACATAGTAAAGTGTTTCCCCTTCTAATATGTTCATCTTTCTATATGCTAAAGAGAACAACGGTTCTACTCCACTAGATGCATCAGCAAACATAGATATAGTTCCTGTAGGTGCTACAGTTAATCTACAAGCGTTTCTATATTTTTCATCTTCTCCATAATCACTATTATCCCACGCAGGAAAAGTACCTCTTTCCTCTGCTAAATCTTTAGATGCTTGGTCTGCGTGAGTTTTTAAGAACCTCATTATATCAGAGCCTATCTTTCTACCTTGTTTAGAACTATAAGAAACTCTAAGTTGCGTAAGCATATCTGCAAAACCCATTATACCTAGACCTATTTTTCTTGTAGATTTAGTCATTTTTTCTATTTCTGGGGTTGCATATTTATTAGCATCAATTACATTATCTAAAAATCTTGTAGCTGTTGTAATTGTATTTTTTAGCTCATCCCATTTAATATATGGTTTTACTTCTTTATGATTTACAAAGTTAGCTAAATTTATAGAGCCTAAGTTACAAGATTCATTTCCTAATAGTGGTTGTTCACCACACGGATTAGTTGCAATCATCTCACCGTATTCTTCCGTAACGTGATTATCTTTGTTTACTTCATCTAAGAAAATCATACCCGGCTCACCATTTCTCCATGCACCATATACCATCTTATCAAATACTTCTCGTGCATTTAGTTCACCCACTACTTTTTTACTATTAGGATTAATTAAAGGGTAATTAAGGTTAGCTTCTACTGCTTTCATAAAATTAGAGTCTACTCCAACAGATATATTAAAGTTGTGTATATCTCCCTCTACTTTTTTGCAATCTATAAAGTCTAATATGTCTGGATGATAAACTGACATTACTGCCATATTAGCACCATCTCTTTTACCACCTTGAGTAATCATAGAAGATACTCTTGATAGTGTTTGTAATACTTGTATTGGACCACATGCAATACCATGCGTTGTCTTTATCTTGTCACCTTTTGGTCGTAATTGACTTAAAGCAAATCCTGTCCCACCACCAAACTTTTGTACCATAGCTATATCGTGAGCAGCTTTCATTATGTCTTCCATACTATCTTCTAAAGGTAATACGAAACATGCAGACAATGTGCCTTGTTCTGTTCCTGCATTCATAAGTGTTGGGGAGTTGGGTATAAAATTTAATGCGGTCATCATGTCATAAAATTCTTTACTAGTTAACTCTATATCAGCATCCGATTTACCATATAATTTTTCAGTAGATGCAATAGCTGTTGCTACTCTTTTTAATAACGTGTTTGCGTTTTCTTCAGGTTCACCTGATTCGTCTTTTAAATAATATCTCTTTGACGCGACTGTTTCTGCTTGTTGTGATAATGTGACCAAAATGAACCTCCTATGGTTTCTATGATTTTTTATAATTACAATAAAGACACAAACCCCTAGCCGGCACCCATAATGAAGGACCACAGAAGTCCTCTGTACAATTTGGATTGGGTGCTTGTAAGTTTTTGCTACTATCATTATACACGTTTTTATCAAAATCAATTAACTTTTCTGGCTTATTTTTGTCCATATTTTGATATTTTAATGAAGGTTCTATGTCACTTACAAACTCTTGCAAATCACCTACAGCTTGCATGTTGTAAATCCCTGTTTCATAAGCCGCTTGTAATGCCATTGCTATAGAAAAAAAAGCATCTCCGTGACCCATTGGAGTCTCTGGAGCTTTCAATTCATTATTAACTGATAGTATCTGTTGTCTTTGTCTAGTGTCTCTAATTAAAAATAAATTACCTGAGTGTACATATTGTTCAAATATATGTGCCATATTGTTTTTAGATTTTAAAGTAAACGATAGTGGATACCACGTTCTATCTAATCCTCTATCTTCTAGTTCACCTCTCGTATTATCTATATAACCTTTTGTTAAGCCGAAGTTTTCAGCAGCTTCATTTAAATATTCTATTTGTTCTGAGTAATCCCAACCATCTAACCAAGATTGGTGTATCTGTTCTACTCGTTCACCCTTTCTTCTAAATACAACTAAATGAGACGGGTGTCTTTTTTTACCCACGTCAAACCCTGCAAATACATCTTCATCTTCTTCAAAGTTATGTTTCATAGTTGTAGGTAAAGACCGTAAGTTTGCATCTTCACATTTTTCTATATCTTCAGAATCAAAATACGCCTCTGTATTAAAATGTGGTTGTAGTAAAAACTCTGATGCAAATGATTTAGGTTTAGCTTTCTGTTGTTCTAGCAACCATTCTTCACTATATAACTCTGGCATCAACACTCTTCTACCCGGTTCTGGGTCTAGTGCTGGTAGTTTTCTTGTTACAAATCTATCATCTTTTTCTAGTATGGTAAGTAAATCTCCGGGCATCATAGGTGTACCAACAATTACTACTGGTACTCCCTTATTAGGTATGAAAAGTGATTCAGTCAAAAAGTGGTCTTCAATCTTATTCATTTGCCCTAATGCAAGAGGACTTTCGGGGTCTTTCAAAATGTCATCTGCAATTAATGCCCCATTAACGTGCATACCTCTTTTGAATGAAAACAATCCTCCGTGCAATATTTCTGCAGTACCGCCATTACCTGTGTCATATCTAAAGGTAAAATCAGCTTTTGGGGCTCTGTTAGTCATCATATCTTTCAATAAAGGATTACGGTTTACTTCTTTGTTTATTTCAGATATGTGATACTTAGCCATAGTATCACTATAAGATAAATATAATATATTCGCATTGCCTTGAATTTTTAAACTTCGCCAAATACTAAAAGCATGTCCTAATATAGTAGATTTAAAGTGTGCTCTTGGTAGTATAGCTAAATAATTTAAGTTATCCTCAATGCACTTTTCAACTTCTTCAGTTAATTTACCTACATGCCATGCTTGAAAATATTCTGGGTGCTCAAATCCTTGAGACCAAATATCCCTAGTAAACTCCCAAAAACTACCCACTTTATATTTATTACTTTTTTCTAGTTTTTCTGCAAGTAGTTCAAAGGCTTTGTCATATGTTGTTAAATCATCACTCATTATCTTTTGATGCCATCAGCACTTTTAATTTAGCCGCTATTTTTTTAATTAAATCTGGGTCTTCTATTTCTTCTACTAATATATTAACTACATCTTGTATAAACTGTACATTAATTAAACCCTCTGCAACTTGTCTTTCACCTTGTATACCTATATCTAACGCTTTAACTGCATCAAAAGCTCTTTCAAAATTAAGTAATTGCAACTCTGAACCAGCTTTATCTCTAATACCTTTATACATTTGCTGATGTTCTTCTTGCATTCTAGCTAACTTTGTAGATTCGTTATCTTGTACTTTCTCTATAGCTTTAGCTTTTGTTTCAGCTAATCTTTGTTTCCAATCGTCTGCACGCACCCAAGCATATATAGTTTGCTCACTCATAACCACACCGTGTTCTGCAGAAACTTGCAAAGCTATTTCTTTAGCAGAGTATTCTTCTGTCAAATATAATTTAAATGCTCGGTCTTTAACCGCTTTAGGTAATTTTTTAGGCATTACATATATGCAGCATTAGACCATCCTGTATCAGCGTTTCCTGATTCAATGCTTCCTCCATGTGGGCTTCCGTCTGATTGTAGCAATTTACTAAAATCCATACCGCCTTTGTTTTTATTACCAGCAGCATTAAAACACTCTGGTACTTTATGTTTTACGCCACCCGTTGTGCTTATCTCTTTAAATTTTATACCTATCTCAGCTCTGCTACATACACCTCTTATCATTGCATCTTTTGGACCAAGAGGTTTGTATTCAGGGTTTTCTAATAAAGTTGCTATAGTTCGTTTAGCTCCTTCAGTTTGTACATTGTGTATACATTTATAATAATCACACCACACAACCTTAGCATACTTTGCTTTGAACTCTTCAGCAGTCATGCCTTTAGGTAGTTTATCTTCTATCTTATTATCTTTGGGTTCAGGTGTATCATAAAAATATGTTTTATTCTTTTGACCTGTTGTTTTTTTATAACCTTTAGGTGCTGCCATTTCTATTCTCCTTCACTGAGTATAATGCAACGCAAGCTGCATCAGCGTAATCTTGTTCGGGGAACTTGTCTCCCCACTTTTCTATTGCATACTTTAGTATATCATCTTTTGTAGCTTTACCGCTACCTAGTATTTGTTTCTTCCATGTACCATTATCAACTAATGTTGCAGGTATATCACTTAAACATAGTGTCCCCCAAACAGCCCCAACTACTTCAGATAAAGTACGCACTACATTTCTGTTCTGTGCAAATATTGGTTCTTCGATTACAGCGTAATCTACAGTGTCTATATTAATATCCTCTACTAATATTCTAGCAAAGTTATCCATTAGTTCTGGAAATCTATCTTTAAATGATTTTTTAGTATTACAGTCGGCTTTGTAAATTTTAATTAAGTTTTCACTCTCATCTAATACAACAATATGTATTGCTTTACTAGACGTATCTAGCCCTAAATATTTCATAGTTCTATTGTAGAGGTATGTCTTCCTTAGTAATCTGCCTAGATGTCATTTTGTTATACATTTTGTCTTCTAGTAGATCTCTTTTAAATACAGCTATAGTTGCTCCCACACCGACTGCGAGTGCTCCTACTACTGGTAAACTTTTTACTATTCCCTTTGCTACGTCTTTACTTGTCATTGTTTCTCCTTAAATTTATTATTTTATTCCCCTTCTAGAATTTTCATACCTAGGGCAATTATACCACCAATGGTTGCTGTGGATACTTCTGGCATATCATGAAATAAGCCTACTACTGATAAAATAGTGAGACATGCTATTGCTAAAAATATTTGCGGTCTAAATTTTCCCATATAATATAATCCTCCTATAATTATTATACTAAGTTTTAATCAAATCTAGCAGTCCTTAGTGCTACAACTCTAGATATTGTGTTCCAACACTGTGTGTATAGTCTAAGTCTACCCTCTTCATATACTTTAGCCGCTTCCATTTCAGTTATTTTCTTAAACAAATCCCCTAAAAATTTATTAGTGCCCATAATAATTCCTCGTGCTTCGTCTCTAGTAGGTTTTTTACCTATAGCATTTTGCATTACTTCTGCAAAAGCTACATTGTAACCCTCATCAAATTGTGCTTTCATAGCACCGAGTTTCATTTCGTGAGTTGCTACCACTTGTTCTAATATAGCTTTGTTACCACCATATACCGACATAAATACTGCTAACTCTTGATTATTAGCAGCAATTACATCAGCAAAGTCCAAGTCTTCATCTGCGTTTTGACTTATCTTAACCCAAGGCACTGGGTGTTCTTTACGTTCTTGTTTAGCATAATCTATAGCGTTTTGATAAGACCACTTACTTGTCATTGTGTCCTCCTGTTTTTACATCTACAATACCACATACCTGTGCATTTGTCAGGTTCTACAGTCATTGTCATTATTTTTTTACATCGTTTTAAAATATCGTCCCACATTTTTTTGTCTCTGTCAACTTTAAATGCTTTTAGATTTTGATCATTTTTGTTTTCATACATAACTACACCGTAATCTCTATCAGTTAAGTTAAGATATATCTGTAGCTGTACCATATGCTCATGTTTAGGGGCTTCTTTTAAGTCATGAAAATCTTCACTTTTTATAGTCTTAAGTTCTAATAACGCGTCTTTGTGTTTGTCATGTTTAATTATAAAGTCTATTCTACCAGATATTGGTGGATCTTCAGTTTTTACAGATACTTCATCATCAATATATAGCTCTGCTTTTTCTAGATATTTTTTCATACGCCCCTCAAAAGTCCCGCCGTGATCAAATATTCTTTGTATACGTGCATCTATAGAATCCCAATCAAGTAATCCGTTGTATGCCATATATAAATATTTATCGCATGGATTACCAAATGAAGATGGGTAAAACTTACCTTTTGATGGGGGACTATTTTTTCTACTTAATACATTATCTATAGACTTCAATAGCCATCTATCTTGATTTTTTGTTCGTTTTACAGTTTTAGTCTTGCTTAAACTGTTTATAGCTTCAATTCCTGACATACTTTTGCCTTTATATCTTTATATGTTTTTTCTTTAATATGCACGATTTCATACCCAGCTTCTTGTAAATACTCATCTCGTAGTGCATCTCTTTTTGCAAAATGTCCAAATGGACCATCTGCTTCTATTATAACATCTATTTCAGTTACTATAAAATCAGGGACATATTTACCCACAGGCGTTTGCCATGTGTATCTTAATCCTAGTTCATCAAGCACGCGGGCTATCAGATTCTCCTGTAAGGTATGACTTTTTCGTGGCATCTATAAGCTCCTCGTATTCTTCGGGAGTTTCTTTGAACCATGAAACAAGTGCATTCATCCCTCTAAAATTTGATGTTTTATAATAATACATGGCACCTTTCTGTTCAATAATGCCTTCTTCTAAAGCTACTCTAACGTAAGTTTCAACCATATCTATACCCCCATCAAACTTAAATGGTATTATAGCTTGTTCAAACTTCTCCCCACCAAACTTATCTTTTAATAATCTAGCGTTTATCTCAAACCCCATCCTATCTGCCATGTTCTTTGAACCGCTTTTACCCGGTTTAGTTAACCAAGAGCCTCTAGTAAAATGCATACAGCAGTGTGAAAAGTATTTTTGACCTTCTCCACCCGGCATTGTATCCATCATTTGTAC